CATTACCACGAGAATTGTCATGCTTGAAGCCAGTCTGCTCATCATACTGATTACAACCAATCAACATGAAATCTTCTTCTGTTAGTTTCTTTACAGTGGCAGCATCCATGTTATAAACAACAAGAGCCTTGTAACCATCAAAGCCTGACTTCTTAATAGAGTTTGCCCAATACTTAATCTTGTCCCAATCGTAGTTATCAACTACGCCAATAATCATGTCTTTTGCCATGGATACTTTCCTTCGTAATAGTTTTCTTGTGTCTTGTTGCCTTCAATGAAAAACTGCTCTGTTACTGAACCCTCGTTGCCATCTAGGCGATAGCATAGTGTATATTTGCCATTAGTGTCATACTTAGCATGTTCTTTGACAGCATAGAAATAACGGCGATCACCACCCCAACCAGAGTGCCATAGATGACAAGTCTTTTGAATAAACTCTCTCTTGAAGCAGAATGACGATGTGTCGATTAGATATTGCTTACCATGTGGTGACTGTCTTGAGTTGAATATCTCCCACTTACCCAGGCTTTCACAGTTATCATTACAACGGAAGTGTCTACCATTATCGTAAATCTGGCGAAGCGAATATGCAAAGTCTAGGTTCTTTGCTTCAATAGTCTTGACCAGTGTTTCAACATGATTAGATTCATACCAGTTATCTTCGTCTAAGAATAGAATGTAATCTGAATTGAGTAGATGTGGATATGCAGCATAGATACGATGACCATAGAAGTTGCCACCAGTCTTACCAGTGTTCTCTGGTGAGACAGTCATCGTGGCACCACCAGTATTCATTTCATCAACATACTGACAAGCAGAACGCCAATATTCTTCACCATCAACCACTAGAAGATGCTTACACTTGTAAGTCTGATTCTTTACAGACTCAATAGCGTCTTTTAGTTTAGGAGAACCGATTGTAGGTGTGATAACGGTAACAGGCTTTTCAATCACGAGTTGCATAATATAACCTCATAAAGAAGAACGAGGCGTACCTTTCGGCAGAGGCCTCGCCCATGTCATTCTTATTTAGTATCTGTCTTGGTGCCCATCATAGTAGACATTGTGTCTGTCCATTGTTTAGCACCTTCAGTTAGAAATTGCTTTGTCGCTTCCTGCACACCGAACGGATCCATGATGTCGATTTTCTTCGCTTTCTTCTCCTCGGGAATGTAACGTTCAAGAGCGATTTTAAGTAGACCATTAACTAACTCCGCATTTTTTACAACAACAGTGTCAGCAAGTGTGAACTGGCGAGTGAAAGCACGATTGGCGATACCCTGATAGATATAGTCCTTATCATCACCTTCATGCTTACCAGTGATTGTTAGTGTGTCATCCTTCAACTCAATATCAAGGTTTGCTTTACCAAAACCAGCAACAGCCATTTCGATTTCAAAATGTTCTTCGTCAATCTTCTTGATGTTGTAAGGGGGATAAGTAGGGATCTTCGGCATAGCATTTGCAGCTTCACGGATTTGTTCTAGAACGGTATCAAATCCGATTAGTTGCTTGGCAAGGCCAGTAGGAATGCCAAAGTTGTCTGTATTGAACTTATAGTTTGTCATGTGTTTCTCCTATTAAGCGAGATATGAACCGATGATACCTTTCGGCTACCATCTGTATCATTATATAGTAAACTATGTGTGTTTGTCAAGAGGAATAATAGTTAGAGAACGTGAAGTTATAACCTGTATTGGCGCTTGTAATAGATGTTCCTGATGATATACTTCCTTGAACTGATGGTGGCATGTTATTCATTACCACAACACCTTGACCACTTCCTTGATTAGCAACTCTAGAAACTTGTCCGATGACTTGAGTTCCTATTTTCATGATCTCACCAACATTAGGAATACCAAATAGACCTCCGCCTAATGCTTGAAATGCACCCAGTCCTCCACCGAATGTTCCTAGACCACCATATGCGGTTACTTTTTGAGAACCACCAGCAGGTGTTGGCAGTCCCTCAACATGAGGTACGATACCCATAACGTCGGGAGAACCTTGATCCATCAGAGAGACAATCATAGGAATGCCTTGAACCAACACCTTGCCTGGTGATAGAGAGATAAGAGCCCCTAGCATGTTATGTGTATCAAGATCACCAACGACCGCAGCGAGTTGATTCTCAACCATAACTTTTGTGTTAAGTCCTGTACCTGATGTTACAGCACCACACAGTCTAGGATCTCCTACTCTATGGACTTTAGGCACTTTTCTTTGGTCTCCCTCGACCTCTCTTGACTGGAGGCTCTGCTTTCTTAACAAAATCTGGTATCTTAGGTTCTGGTATATTTAGAGTGATAGAGTTGCCGTTATCGGTCACTCCCGTCGATCCCATACCACCTGTGCGATTAGTCTTTAGCATAGGACGAATAGCAGTTTCTACAATATCATACTCTGCATCTTTCACGAGTTCAGCCTGTGCGATACGGTCGCCAGTTGTAATAGTAATAGCATTACCTGAAATGTTATAAACGAGAACCATTACCTCTTGAACATAATCAGCATCGATTACACCTTCTGCATTGGCTAGAACAAGACCCTGCTTTAGTGAAGCACCAGAACGAGCATGTAGGCGAACAGAATAACCAGCAGGAATGTCCATGATCAAGCCAGTTGGTACCATTACACGGTCGCCTGGTTGGATGACAATCTGATTATTCATTGTTCGTTTGAAGTTCTTATTACTATTGCTATAGCCTTCGTATGTCGCTTTACCATATCCTTGAAAGGCCAAGTCAAAACATGCAGACTGATCGGTCTGTTTCTTAGGAAGTTTTACTTGAGGATTAGTTCTATAGACTTTCAATGTTTCCATAACAAACTCACTTTCTTATTCTTCTGTGTAGCGTTTCTTACCGAGAGAATACTTGGCTACAAGATTCCATTCTGGCTTTTCACCATATGATATGATCTTTATTCTATTGAGCGGTGTCAGAGGTTCAGCACTCTTTTTAGGATCAACTAGAGTTACGAGTCCCCACTCAGCCAGTAGATTGGCAATAGTGTTACGACGGCCATGATCTTCTTCGGAGAAGTCAGTTGGCTTACCATCTAGCATAAACATTTCTTTGAAATGGACAAGATAGTAACGACCTTGCTTATGTAGAATATGGCAAGATTGATACAACGTCTTATCTTTCTTAGACGCCACACCAATACGGGTTAGCGTCTCCTTCACTTTCAAGAAGGCTTGTGGATCAGGTAACTTTACCTCCACGAAGTCGTCTAGGTTTACTGTCATTTGCGCCACCTTTGTCGAGTTCTTTTCTTATTTCTTCAAGTTGGGTAGCGTCTAACAGAACCAATGCTTCTTTAGCCTTCTCGTTAGAGTAGTTGAAATACTCTTTGACGGCATCTAAGTTTTCAATGGTCTCTCGCTTCTCCCATTTTCTAAAAGGGCGTTTATACCCTCGGATACTATTTAGCAAATATTGGTATTGCATGTTATTGGGAAGACTAGGATATTGATTCATCTGATTGGCTTGTAGAACACAATCATAATGAAACGATATAGCCTTATTCACAACAAAGGCAGGGTAGTCCTTTTCATTCTCAAGGACATTCTTCTTGGTCTGTAGAATGGATGGAATCAAATCACGAAACACATCCATTACTTTATCTCCGCTTCAATCATGATCTCTGTTAGACATGCGACAAGGTTCAACTCTTGATCGGCAACAAATGCAGATTGATACTGATACTTGGCAAGAGTAACGACAGCAACAGGGATAGTTTCTGGCTTTAGATACTCATATAGATTATCATAGACAGAACGATAGATACGAGAAGGATCAATGTCAGAGTTCATTACAACCCACTTACGCATGGTTGTAAAGTCTTTCTGCTTTAGAGCATTGATCAGTTCTTGTAGGCTGCGAACGCTATCAAGTTGAGAAACAATACCAGCGTCAATGACTCCAGAAACAGAATGCCGTTGTAACTCGTTAAGAGTCCTGCGATAGTCTGGGAAATACTTTTCAACGACCTTGATAACAACTTGCTTGTCATATTCTACACCTTCTTGTGACAGAATGTTTGTAATGCGCTTAAACATCTGGGCAGCCATCTTAGGCTTTTCGTCACCCTTCAATGCAAAGTCTACCACAGCACAACGGCTATGAATAGCATCCATGATCTTTGCTTTGAAGTTACAGGTGAAGATAAAAGAACAGTTGCTACCAAACTCCTCAATCGTACCACGAAAGGCAGCCTGGGCTTCTGGTGTAAGATAGTCAGCCTCGTCCATGATAATGACTTTACGACCACCTGTCAAGGATACTGTAGAAGCATAGCCTTTGACCTTGTTACGCAAAGTATCGACACCTCTTTCATCGGATGCATTGATGAACAGATGATTTAGTCCTAGTTCCTCACACAATGCTTTTGCAACAGTTGTCTTGCCGCAACCAGCAGGACCTGTCAAAAGCAAATGCTGAAACTCTCCTTGATTCACATACTCCTGAAAGACTTTCTTTAGTCTGTCAGGAAGAATACAGTCCTCAATCTTATGAGGACGGTACTTCTCAACATATAGGTATTCACTCATTCATCATCCTTACTATAGCGAAATGCATTGATATACATCATAGCAGAACATAATAGGAAAAACAACCAGTTCATGATGTCATTCCTATCCATAATCCAATAATAGGCAGCGGTGATAAAGTTCACCGCCCCTAAGATTTCAAATACCAGTTCTATCATGGTGCAGTCTTTTCAATGACTGTGGAATAAAACTCCTCAAAGTCCGTGTTCTCCTGAACCTCGTCACGGAAGTTCGCACGGAAGTAGGCACGTGCCATACGACGAAAGAGTTTCTTATCCACACCCAACTTGTCACAAGTCTCGGTGATGATCTCTTTCTGTAACTCACGCTCTGCACCAACACGGGTCATTGAGTCATTCATTTCAAGAATGGCTTTCTTGAACGCCTTACGATCTTCATCTGTTAGTCCCTGCACCGAACGCTGCTGCTGGTTATGTCCAATCATACTCATTAGTTCACCTCGATAACTGCTGAAGGATTAATACAGACTGCGGTTGTTACATAAACACCGCCAGCGTCTTTACATTTATTTTCGTTACTTATTGTAACATATATGTCTGCTGCTATTGTAGCAATCCACAATACAAACACTACAAAAATAATTTTTTCCATTACTTGGTCTCCAAGGCGATGAAGTATGTTAGAGTGTTATTGTGGTTGGTGAACTTGGCGAAAGCACCAGCCTGAACCTCAACGTTGTAGTCATCGGGAAGCAACTTTAGGTTTTCAGTCTTGAATGATGCCACAAAGTCCTTGCCAGCATAATCACCAATCTTCTGAACACCATCGTTAGATGTATCGTTTGCCTTCTCATGGATCTTGAGAAGCAAAGCACCGTCCTTACCAATAACTGATAGGTTAGGTAGATTGATCATCGTAGCAACCTTGATTAGTTTCTGTGAGGTTGCATTAGCAAGAGAAAACTTGGTTGTGATATCCTTGAGAACAAGTTCCTTATCTGGAGGGGTGATGATTAGATTAGCAGAACATCCACGATAGGTAACCGATAGTTCGCCATCGTTTAGTGTAACAACATCTTTACCGAATGTTAGTTCAGGATTCTTTAGAGTTGTAACGATACCTAGAAACTGATTCAGGTCATAGATACCAAACTCTGCTGGAATATCATCCTCAAGAGTAGCCTCAACGAGGATGGACTTTTCGGGGGAGATTGTCTTTTGTGTCTTACCTGCTTTCAGGACGACACCGCTATTGATTGAGGCAAAGTTCTTTAGAATGGATAGCGTATTATCACTTAGTTTCATTATATACTCCTGTTTCAAAGTGTATGTGTCATTTTATATTGTTTTTCAAGGTCTGTCAAGGTGAAGCGCACATTATCTTTCAGGTTATCTAATGTGCTATCATTGACTAGGGTATAATCTACTGGCAGACCTTTCCAAGCCGTTTCAGAAATATGCATCTTGGAAAGTTCTTCATCGGTAGGATCTTCACCACGACGGACACGAATGATCACTCCGCCGACACTCCGAACAAAATCGATTTCGTTAGGAAAGCGAACGTCAGATATAACCACATCTTGATATCCCTGCATCCTTTTTTCAAGGGCAGCGATCCAGATGTTATCTGCAATACCGTTACGGCAAGCCTCTGTACCAAACTTTTGTAGAATAAGGCGAGGGGTGACCTCATAACCCAACTTGTTAGACCACCACGGATCTACTCTCTCACGGAACGCCCGTGAGGCATTACTATCACCTTCTAAGAGACCCCGAGGCCACATGAACATTGTGGCGACGGCATCTTTAAGAGCATCAGCAAAAGCAAACTTGGTGTATTGATGATCTCTCACCAGTATGTCACCAACGGTGCCCTTGCCGGATCCAATGTACCCTACTAATCCTATGATCATTTGCGGCTCCTACAGTTGTCAAAGTGCCACATTTTCATAGCAGCACCTTTGCCGACTTTACCACAATGAGGACAGGTGTGTATTCTACATGATGAATGAGTGCCATTCTGAATACCTTTCATTGTATTGTTTCTTTGGTTTTCACTATCAAGAAAGTTATGAGTACCTTTCTTTATTCTATCAGAGGCAATCTTACGAAAACTAGGCTGCAAGGAATGATGTTTACCACTTTCAATGGCTTTCTCATATCCTATCTTACCATTTTTACTCTGAAGGTCTCTATCAAGAAAACGATGGCGACCTTCTTCTATAAGTTTCTTTTGGACGTGACTACTCTGAATAGATTTCAGGTTTGCTTGTTCTACACATTCCCAATCTGGTTCAGGAATGTCTAAAATGGAAATGTTTGTAGGTATGCCGAGAGCCTCGGCTAGGGGACAATAAATAGACATGCTGGCGCTCCTCAATAGCGTTAGGGCTGGTGGGGACGGCAATCCCGTGACCAGCACATCTATTTAGTATTTCCCTTACCTCAAGTTCCCTGATAGGCTGGCTACCGCTGGCAAATCTCCCTGAAACCCATAAGTTCCAACGTGAGTTGTTTTCATCCATGGACATAGCCATACTTTGAAACCGATTTCACGAGAATACTGACAGAACATATAATCCTCTGAAAGATAACGGTGAGACTTAGGATCGATAACGGTATCAAAGAACGCATGAATGTATCTTGAACCGTCAAAGTTAGCCTGACCAATGTGATCTGGCTTATAGTGAAGATGAGGAAACTCCTCGGCAAACTTTTCGAATACTTCACGCTTCACCATCATGAAGCCAGTACCGATTTCCATAACCTCTACAGGTTCAGTAATCTTAAAAGACTTAGTACCTGGGACTGGGTTGAACACA